CACCACCTTCTTTTTTACCACCACCAAACAATCCACCAACAGCACCAGCAGTTTTCCTTACCAATCCACCACCACTTCGTTTATCAAAGTCAAATAGATTACCTGTAAGTTGATCAGCAGTACCACCAACAACACGTTTAAGTCCACCAAATAATCCACCACCTTTTTTCTTTGTGGATCTATCTCGTGATCTACTTCTAACCTGTTGAGATAATGATGGTATTGATTCATATTGAACTGATCCATCAGCTAAAGTAAATTTCTTAAGACCAGTCTTATCTGCAGATGGTTCTCGCACAACAACTCCCTTCATTCCTGAGGTATCATATGTCTCCCAACCCTCGAATCCTTTTTTTGGAGGCATTTCAGAAACCTCTCCACCACCCTGATATCCTAATGTATTATTAAACATATTATTAAACACACCGCCTTCCATTCCCATGCTCTGAGTCGCAGCATTATTAACTATGCCACCACCCATAAAGTGAGGGACAAGACCACCACCATTAAATTTTCGGATAGCACCATCTGCAAGAACTGCATCTCTGTCTTCTTCTCCATCAACTTTTAATTTTCCACCAAAATAACTATAACCCTTCACACTTCCATCAGGGTTTATTAAATCATTATCTTCCATAAATTTTTGATTTCCTGCTTCAATCTTAGCATTTGTAGCCTTTGCTGCATCACTAGCATTAAGAATAGGGTAAAGTGTTTCTTCTGGCATACCCACAAGTCTTCCTCTACCATCAGGATACTGTACAACATCCATAAAATTAATATTTTCATATCCAGGAACATTACGTAGAGATTCAACAAGTTGAGTTTGATTTTCTATCAAATCAGGCATCCCAATAGCACCACCAATATCAGTGAAAGTACTTGTATCTTCTATTACCTCCCCACCTTTTGTTTTGTAAGTAGATTGAAATTCTTGCTTATTAAAAACAAATTGATCTGGCATTATCTCACCCATCCCATAACCCATAACTGGACCACCACCCTCATAGTGAGGAACCTCAACCTTTTTAAGTGTAGGAATATTTGTTCCACCAGCAGCAGCATTCATTCCCTCAAGATGATCCACACCATATTCCTGAACTGCTCCCTTACTCATAACAAACTCACCAGGAGTTAGCATGGCAGGGACTGTATCCTTATTACCAGATCCAGGAACTGTTCCACCCTTATTCATTTGAAGTGGTTCTTGCTGTTCATCACCACCTTGCATTCTACCTATACCATACCCAACTCCACCAGCAAGTGCTAGAGGAGCAGCAACTTTAGCAATCGCACCTATTTTTCCACCACCAGGAATCATTGACATAAATTTAGCAGACTTTAAAGCCACAATAGCTTTACCCATTGCACCAATAAAGAAAGTAATCGTACCAATTAATCCTGCAACTAATCCACCAAACCCTGTTCCAAATAGTAATACTGCAGCAGTTAGAGCAGGCCACCAGTCCTTTACAAATCTAACTAAAGTTTGTATCTTACCTTGATTGGCTGGATTACTAAACCAATCTATAAAATTCATCAATATTTTTCCTAAGAAAAGAGTCTTTAAGAAATTAAATATCCTTCCAAACAAACCCATCACAGGTTTCATTACAGTATCACCTACTTTTTGTAGAATATTTGGTTTACTACTTTCTAATCCCTTCTCTTGACCTTTACGTTCTTTTTCTTCCTTCTCCCTTCGCATACTTTCAGCAACACTCTTATCATTATCTTGCTGTTTAATTAAAGTATCTCTAATCGAATCAACAGTAGAAGCAATAGACTGAAGGGATTCCAATAAAGGACTTCCCATTTGCTGTGGAGTATCTACTGGTTTTAATTGTTTATCTACATTCTGTTTACGAAGTTTGACGATGTTCTTTAATAAAGTAATCTTCTTTTCATTCGCAGCAACTCTATTCTCTATATTATCTACAGACTCTTGACTGGTTCCTTTCTTAAATGAATCGGCAGTTATAGTTGACCTCTTAACATTAAGCCCACCAATTTTTTCCTATTGATCACTCAAAAAGGAAGATGCATTTATTAATTGTTGGCGGGATTTAGCCATACTTGGATTGGTTTTGCTTTTGTTTTTGTTCTTCCTCTTCAAGATGCTGTCGAAGAAGACCCACATAGATGTCTCGTTCCCAAGGCATCATATTTTCAATCTCTGTTAAGCTATATTTATGGTACTGCATCAAGGCAAAATTTAACTTGAAATAAGATTCCAAGTCCATATATGCCATGCCTATGCGAAAAAAGACGCTAAGCCCTCCAGTACCACTTCACTTTCAACTTTTGTTTTAGGATTAGTAACCTTAATAGTATGAGATAACTTAGGCATTGTCTCAAAGAACTTCTCAATATCCTTAAACTGAGATGAGTTCATAGATTCAAGAAAGTCTTTCACTTCTTTCTTAGTACAATCAGCAGTTGCCCATACTTCTTCTTCATTATAAATTTTATCAATACATGTACCAATCAATTCAAAAGATTGTTCCATCTGATTTCCTTCTTTGAAATCAAAATTGTTTTTAATAAACTCATCTAGAGAAGGATACTTAAGTTCCATCATCAAGTTATCATCTAACTTAATTTGTTTATTATGTTCATCATCCTTTTGAACTTTAATATCATCTATATCAAGAGTAACTTTAACCTCTGTATTTGTATCATCAGGACAAATAATATTAAGTTCTAATTCTTCTCCTACAGACTTACCACGAATATGAAGGAATAGAAATTCAATATCAAATGTAGGAAGAGATTCTACCTTTACACCCTTAGTGAGAACACAACTCTTTAGAACAGTTTTAATTGCTGTAGTAATTTGCTTGGTATCTTCACTCTCCAATGCAAGAACTAAAAGTTTTTCTTCTTTAACAAGAAATGGTCTATATTTAACCGACTGACCTGTTGACGGTAACTCCAATTCATAAGTCGGAGTCGCAATTTTTGGTAAAGGCATAATATCCTAATACAATTCAGTGTACTTTATTTAGATGGGTCTTTATGGTATAAGTCCCATATCTCGTCTCTCATCCTCATTATATTGATTCTCTAGTACTATACCACTACTATTAAAAAACTCCACCTCTGACTGACCATCACTCCCATTTCTTTTTGGAGCAGGACCTTGTGCTCCTGTTATTCTATCTACAGTATACCTAATATATGTCATACCAACACTACACCGTAACAAATCTGATCCATTATAACTAACTGGCATTGAAGTTATTGATATGGGGTAACTCTTTATAAATTCGTACCTCAATCTATGCCCCGTTGTCTTTGTTTTTTTAGTCCTTATTTGTTCATCTTTTTCAAATTTAGTAACTGATAATCCAGTAGCAGTATATCCATCATATCCAGTTGAAGAGTCTGGATATCTTATCCTATAAAAATAATCTTCAGATTTAGGAGTAATTGTATCAGATCCATATTGTTCTCCAGTAATATATGCTATCCATGTTTCAAAAACTTTAATAGGTAAATAATTTTCCGCATCTACATAAAATGTTAAATCTAACCTATCATCAAATATTCTTCTATATGCATGTCTCTCCGTCACACCAGTAAAATTATTATTAATTTCCGTTGTAGCTAACTGAGATCCAGGAAGAGATGCTTCAGCACATAATAAATTTAATTGCCCTTGATGAACCCCTGTAGAATAATCAAATGCATTAGTCATCACCTTATCAAATCCATCAGGCAGTCCAATATGAACCTCATAGTGAGAGGTTAATGCTGGACGTAACAAATTCTTTTTAATGTCTGCTACAGTTTTTGTGAAAGGCATTTATAAATACTTTTTGACCTTATATATTATATATGGCTGAAAGTAAGAAAAGTATTTACAAACCTAAATTTCCTAAGAAATATAAGGGTGATATATCTAATATCATATGCCGCAGTAGTTGGGAGAATAAATTCTGCGGTTGGTGTGACTTGAATGAGAACATTATAGAGTGGGGAAGTGAAGAGTTTTTCATTCCATACCGTGCTCCTGATGGTAAGACTCGTCGTTACTATCCAGACTTTATTATCAAGGTGAAAGAAAACAATGGTAAAATTAAAACCTATGTTATTGAAGTTAAACCTGCAAAGCAAACACGACCACCTAAACCAAGGAAGAAAGTGACTCAATCATATATCTACGAATGTAAAACCTATGCTACTAA